CCGATTCTATTTTGTAAACTTTTCCCGATGCTGTAGCATTAGAAAGTAATACGTTTGTAAGAGTTGTAGTAAGAGCGAATCCGGTTGTATTACCGAAGATCGAGTTTACTGATACTATATTTGGATTAGCCATATTTTATTCTCCTTGTTAATTTTAACCGAAAACCATTGCAAAAGCAATAGACTTTCCTGCTGATATACCAGCACTTCCAAAGCTTAAATTACCAGATCCATCAGTAACTACAGCTTGTCCATTTGTACCATCTGCTGTTGGTAAATTCAATGTAAATGAGGTTGCAACAGTAGTTGAAGACCTTAAACCTATATATTGACCACCTGCTGCATCTTGTAATCTTAATTCAGATCGAGTTAATAAATTTACTGTGCTTGAAAATACTGCATTGGTAACTGTGGCATTTGTTGCTACAATATTTGTAACAGTTACTGTTGTACCTGTTGCAGTTGTATAAGCTAAAGCTGTAATATTTGCTGTTGCAATATTTGCTGTTGTAACTGTGGCATTTGTAGCAACTAAATTTGTAACAGTTACTGTTGTACCTGTTGCAGTTGTATAAGCTAAAGAAGTTACAGTTAAATTTAAACCTGTTGCTGTTTGAAAAGCAAGAGTTGTATTATCAAAAGTTAAATTAGTTGAACCTGCAAAAGAACCTGCAGAATTATATTGAACAGCATTAGTTGTTCCACCAGGTGAATTAACTTGATCCGTTGGTAAAGCTGTTAATACAGAAGTTGCACTTGCATTTACTACAACAATATTTTTAGATCCTGTTGCAATAGATACAGTTGTAGAACCTCCAGAAGAAATTGTAACTGTAGCTCCTGAATTATTTATTATATAATAATCTTTTTCTATATTTGGAACAGTAACTGTAACTGTTGTTGCTGATAATGAACCAGATAAAATAATAGTTTTATTTCTACCTGCTTCGTCTGTAAATGTTGTAGAAGATGAATTTGTTGTAAAAGCTAAAGTTGTAGAACCTGTTAAAGTTACAGTGGCAACACCTGATATAGCATTATCAATTTCTTGTAAATTAACGTTAGTGATTGCACCCCATGTACCGGAGTTTTCACCTGTTGCTTGTAGATTAAGACCTAAATTACTAAACGTACTTGCCATATTATATTCTCCTTATCACTTTTTTAAGGTTTTGTCATTATGGAATATTGCTCCATGTTTGATCACTAGTAGGTGTTATTGCAGACCAACTTTGACCTGTTGTAGGATTAACAGTACTCCAAGTTTGGCCCGTAGTAACAGTAACTGTACTCCAAGTTTGACCTGTCGTAGGTGTTATCGCAGACCACGTTTGGCCTGTTGTAGGATCAATTATAACCCAGCCATACACAATAAGGCTTCCTGTGCCAGTTGTCAATAAACTTCCAGTAGGTTGTATAATCTGTTGTGTAGAAATGCTTACATTTCCAACACCTAGATTTACCTGATTTCCTGTAACTATATAAGTTGATACAATGGTAGGTGTTCCAACATTTATAACAACTGAAGATCCTGTTGCTGTAACTCCTACTCCTAAAGATAATGTAGGATTACCTGTTGATATAGTAACTTCATTACCATCTATATCTACATAACTTTTTGCAACTACTACTGCTGTTCCCGCGCTCGCGACTACGCTCGAGCCTGTGCAGTCTACAATTGTAGGAAGAGCAACAACAACAGTTCCTGTTGCTATTTGAACAGAAGAACCTGTTGCAGATATTATTTGATCAATTTTAAAATCAACAGTTCCAACACCTGTAGTTAATTCATTTCCAACAACAGCATCTGTTACATTTCCACTTGCGATGATACTTGGATTTTGAACTAAAAAGTTTAATACATTTGTAGTAGCATCTGCATTTGCTTTTGCAATTATAACTGCATCATTAATTGTTAATGTTAATTGTTCACCTGTTACATTAACAATTGCTTTTCCTGAAAAACTTAATTCTCCAGTTGTAATACCTAATTCAACTGATGATAATATTACATTAGCAGAAGCTCTGATAATAATAGATTCAGCTCCACCATAAGGATAATCACCCCAAGTATTTAATCCCCATCCTTCAAAGACAGGAGGAGTATCTATTGTTAAATCTAAATTAGGATCAGGTGTTATGTCACCCCAAGGACCAGAACCAAAAGTTAATGAACCCCAACTTCCATCATTGGTTCCACCAACTAAAACAGTTATGTCTGAAGATATTCCACCCCAGTTAAAAGCATCCCAAGTTGATTGACCCCAGTATGTATTTGTAGCCATAAATTTTTATGGCGATTCTACTACGAGATTCTTAAAACTGCACTCGTAGAATTTGGTGCTGGGAACTGAATAGTAAAGTCGCCGTTTGTTGAAGTTTTTGTACCACCAAAATCTAATACTACAACTGCTTTACTAGATTGAGTCGTATTGTAGATAAGTGCGCATGATGCAGAAATAGTAGCTGATGAAAATGTTGCATCATTAAAATCTATAAAAGAAATATTTTGTGCAACTGTAACTAAAGCATTAGTTAAAGTTGTACCTGAAGCAGAATAACCTGTTCCAGATGTTTCGTTTGTTACAATATAATTTGTTGTTCCTGTAGAGAATCCTGTAACAGTTGTATAAAGTGCTAATTTAAAAGTATTACCTGCTGATGTTGAAAAATTGTGTGTTGCTGTAAAAAGCTCTTGTTTAAATGAATCGGGTACTATATTTGCCATGTTAATTCCTTATCGTTGTTGTCCTTCAGGAAGAGCTCTTACTTCACCATCTTTATATTCGTCTCTTCTTCTACGACCTGTTTGTTCAATACCAAAAGATTGTTTAGCTTGTTGATATGAACCTTCGTATACTTGTATCATATCTGCAGGACCTTTCAAGTATTTATATGTTTCTACTAAAGAACCATATAAAAGTAAATCCTGAGCGTAAGTAGATATATAAGTAGTTGAAGTGCTTGATGTTCCTGTAGTAATAGAGGTTGGTTGTGAATAATAAGCTATATTTATTGTATAAGCAGTATTGGGAACTGGAACTACAAACCAAGTTGTAGCATTAAAATTAGCCCAATATTTAGGTTCTGCTCTTAAAGAAGTAGAACTTGGGTTCTCAATATATTCTGCTAGATAAGCACTATCTTTTTCTAATAGGTTAGCAACATTTCCAGTTGAATCTATTAATTGAACATATCTAATATTTCTAAGACCAGAGGGTACAGAAATTGTAGAAGTTCCGGCAACAGTTACAGCTGAAGCATATACTTTATAAGCATCAATATTTATTTCTCTATAAATTCTATTTTCAGTATTTTGTACAATAACAGAAATAGTAGAATCAGATAATCCATTACTATCTAATTCTGCATAATTTCTAATTTGTGTTATAAGATCTGAATAAGTAAATGCCATATTATATTGTCTGTGCTGTTACAGACCCTCCGCCAATTATTGATGTTATTGTAGCAGTTCCTGATGATGCATTAAAGGTATAATTATTTATATTTGTAACTGTGATAACGTATCCAGTACTAGTATTTAATACAGCGCTTGTAAATCCTGAAGATGAGTTAAAATTATTTAAAGTATTTACATTTGAAAATACAACAGTATTTCCAGTTGCTCTTCCATGACTAGGATCATTTACTCTTATAGTAGAACTACCTGTAGTTATAACAAATGGGTTTTCTGGTAAAGCAACAGCAGTAGGTCCAATAGAAATACCACCTCCACCAAAAAAACCTGTAGCAGATGCAGTATTAGATAAATTAATACTATAGTTATCTGTATCAACTGAGGTAACAGAATAACCTGTTGTAGTAGTAAGAGTTGCAATACTAAACCCATTACTTGCTAATGGGTTTTTAATAATAATTGAGCTTCCAATTTTTGTTCCATGACCTGGATCATTTATTGAAAGTGTCGAACTTCCTGAAGTTGAATAAAAAGGATTATAAGCTAGTTTAACTACAACAGCTGGTTCAGTTCTATCCGGTCTTGCATCTAATAATCCTTGTGGATCATTACCTGGTACTTTAGGTTCTAATTGAGGATGTTTAGGTTCGTATTCTGAAGTGTGAACAAAAGATCCATTCCATTCTGTAACCATTTCAACATAAGGAAATCTTTGACCTGATCTATCTGATATAGCATAAGCTTTTTTTCCAGTTGCAAAAGTTGTCATTATAATCCATCTCCAAAATATGATTTAGGTGAGATAAATAAAGATGTTCTTTGTCCATCTTCTGTTAAAGCTCTTTGTAATTCATCTTCATAAAACATTCTTAATTGTTCTGTTCTCTGTGGAGCATGTTTAATACTTAAATAATAAGCCATACCTGAAGTTAAACAAGGTAAAAATCTAAATACAACATCTGGAGTATTTGTATAAACACCTGCATCTTCTATTCTTGCTAAATAATAAAATTTTAATTGATAACTAGATCCAGAAAAACTTGATCCAGGAGTTTGATATAAAAATACACTTGGAGAAGTTGTTCTTTGTACATAATATTGTGAAGGTGTTCCTTGAGATAATTTATTAGGTAAAGCTGCATAAGCAGATCTATCTATTTTAGTAAGAGATGTATCAACAGGTGTAGTTGCTGTTGTATTATTTCTAATATAAGCTTCTAATACATCATTAACATCATTTGGAAAATTAGTAGCATCATTTGTATAATTATATTCAGCTTGACCTAATACTAAAGGAATAGTTGCAAGTTTTACTTTCCATAAATGGACACCTCTGTTGTCCCACTCTGATAATAAAATATTTAATGATCTTCTTGCTGATCTTAAATGATATCCACTTCTACTTCCATCAATACCTATACGTTCATAAGCTTCTTGAAAAAGCTCATCTATATCCAGATTGAATGAAGTAGTTCCGGATGT